ATGAAGGTAACATCCATAAACTCAGTAATCCTGAAATTACTATGGAACCTTATGTACCTCTTGCAAAAGAACAAAAGATCATTGTTCGTTATGATGAAATTATCAGTGCATATGAAACACATGATGATGTAGTCGCAAAATACAATCAATTAGTTGGAGCAACAAATGGAATCGAACCTGAAAGTCCTGTTGATGACAAACAGGAGTGAGTATCTAATCGGTCAAGTGACTGAGTTGGATGAAGAACCTGCAATCTTAGTTGAAAAATGTTTTAGCATTTCTCCTGAAGGAGTGTTGTCACCTTTCCCTGCGTTTGCTTCACAACGTGATTTGTTCTTGACATCTGAGTCAGTTTTGACTATAGTGGATGCATCAGAAGAAATTACCAAGGAGTACAACGCACAGAATGAGTAGGTTCTACACCAACGTTCAACTTGCAGGTAATACAATTCTCTATCGTGGGTACGAGGATGGGCAAAGAGTCCAATCTCGTGCCCATTTTAGTCCTACCTTATTTGTAACTTCAAACAAGGAGGAGAAGTATAAAACTCTAGAGGGTGAGAATGTTCGCCCAGTTAAATTTGAATCCTCACGAGAAGCAAGGGAGTTTATTCAACAGTATCAGAATGTTGAGGGGTTTAAAGTTCATGGGTATGAACGATTTGTATATCAGTTTATTACCCAAGAGTTTCCTGATGAGGTTGATTATACTATTAACCAGATGAAGATCTACGCAATGGACATTGAGGTTCAATGTGAGAATGGATTCCCTAATGTAGAAGAAGCAGCAGAAGAAATGTTGTCAATCACCATTAAAGACATGGTGACAAAGCAGTATTATTGTTGGGCAACTCGTGAATTTGAAGCACCCGAAGGTGTAGAGTCTCACATCTTTTGGAATGAGCAAGAGATGCTTAGAAGTTTTCTTGGTTGGTGGGTTGAGAATACACCTGATATCTTGACTGGTTGGAACGTGAATCTATATGACGTACCATACATTGCCCGTCGTGTCAATCGTGTGTTGGGTGAGAAATGGATGAAGAGTCTGTCACCATGGAACCGTGCAAATGAGAGAGAAGTCTATGTCCAAGGACGTAAAAATTATGCTTATGATATCTCTGGTGTCAATATCCTTGATTACCTTGACCTATATCGTAAGTTTACATATACAAATCAAGAGTCTTACAGACTTGACCATATCGCTTTCGTCGAACTTGGTCAGCGAAAAGTTGATCACTCTGAATACGAAAACTTTAAGGACTTCTATACCTCTGACTGGCAGAAGTTCATGGAATATAACATCCAAGACGTTGAACTAATTGACCGTCTTGAAGATAAGATGAAGTTGCTAGAACTAGCAATCACTATGTCTTATGATGCGAAGGTAAACTTTGAGGATGTGTACTCACAGGTTCGCATGTGGGATACCATCATTTATAATTATCTACGTGACAAGAACATTGCTGTCCCACCTAGAAAAGGATCTAAAAAAGATGAAAAATACGCAGGAGCATACGTCAAGGAACCGATTCCAGGAAAGTATGATTGGGTGGTCTCTTTTGACCTTAATAGCCTGTATCCTCATCTTATTATGCAATACAATATCTCACCAGAAACCCTCAGGGAGACTAGACATCCCAGTGCGAGCGTTGAGAGGATCTTAAATCAAGAGGTAGAGATTGACCCTGAGTTCGCAACATGTGCTAACGGTGCCCAGTACCGTAAGGATGTGTATGGATTCTTACCAGAAATTATGCAGAAGATTTATGATGAGCGAACGATTTATAAAAAGAAAATGCTCCAAGCGAAGCGGGACTATGAAGTTTCGCCAAGTGCCAAACTACAAAGAGATATTAGTAAATTCAATAACATCCAAATGGCTAGAAAGATCCAGCTCAATTCGGCTTATGGTGCCATTGGAAACCAGTACTTTAGATACTACAACTTATCTAATGCTGAGGCGATTACTCTCAGTGGGCAGGTTAGCATCCGTTGGATTGAAAACAAAATGAATAAGTATCTAAACAAGATACTTAAAACAGAGGAGGAAGATTATGTTATTGCTAGTGATACTGATAGTATCTACCTCAATCTTGGTCCTTTGGTCGAAACTGTATACAAGGGCAGAGAGAAAACTGATAAAAGCATTGTCTCGTTCCTTAATAAGATCTGTGAGATGGAACTTGAGAAGTATATTACGAGTTCTTATGAAGAATTGGCCAAGTACGTAGGTGCTTATGAACAGAAGATGTTCATGAAGCGAGAGAACATTGCTAATAAAGGTATATGGACTGCTAAGAAACGTTACATTCTTAATGTGTGGGATAGTGAAGGTGTTCGCTATGAAAAACCTAAACTAAAGATCATGGGTTTGGAGGCAGTTAAGTCCTCTACTCCTGCTGCTTGTCGTACAGCAATTAGAGACGCATTGACAGTTATTGTGAATGAAGATGAGGATGCAGCACAGAAATTTATTGCTGATTTTAAGGAAAAATTTACATCATTACCTGTTGAAGATATATCATTTCCAAGAGGTTGTAATAATCTAAATAAATGGGCACATCCTGCTACCCTTTATTCAAAAGGGACACCTATTCATGTTAGAGGAGCATTACTCTACAATTTTCATAATAAGAAAAACAAATTAAAACATAAGTATCCCTTAATACAGGATGGCGAAAAGATTAAATTTGTATATCTAAAGACACCCAACAAGATTGGAGAAAATGTGATCAGTTTCTTGGGCACGTTTCCTCCTGAGTTTGGGCTTGACAAACAGGTGGATTATGACTTACAATTCAGCAAGAGTTTTCTTGAACCAATTAAAGTCATTATGGATACGATAGGATGGAAGCCAGAAAAAATTGCTAACCTTGAATTTTTATTCGGATGACCACATACATTGTTGAATATCAGAAAACCTTTAGTGCTGGAGAAAATCCTAGTGAGAAGGAGTTCTTCGACAAAGACGAAGCAAAATGGTTTGAACGTGCCATGAAACGTTCTAATTACATTACAAAATTATTTAAGAAAGATTAATGAGTTTTCTAACAGATGTAGCAAAGGAGATTGGTAATGAGTATGCAGGACTTGTTAGTGATGGTGTCTCAGCAGGAGACAGTGCTGATTTCATTGATACTGGTAGTCACATTTTCAATGCTTTGGTTAGCGGTTCAATCTACGGTGGAGTTCCCTCAAACAAAATCACTGCTATCGCTGGTGAGTCTTCTACTGGCAAGACTTTCTTTTGCCTTGGGATTGTTCAGCATTTTCTTGACAGCAATCCCGATGCTGGAGTAATTTATTTTGAATCTGAGTCTGCTATATCTAAGCAGATGATTGAAGATCGTGGTATTGCATCTGATCGTATGTTGATAGTTCCTGTTGCAACTATCGAACAGTTCCGAACTCAAGCATGTAGAATCTTAGACAATTATGTAGAACAACCAGAAGATAAGCGTCAACCCTTAATGTTTGTTTTAGATTCTCTAGGTATGCTTTCTACAGAGAAGGAGATTGCAGACGTTGCTGCAGATAAACAGGTACGTGACATGACTAAGAGTCAACTTATTAAAGGTGCGTTCCGTGTTCTTACTCTTAAGTTAGGTAAAGCAAATGTTCCAATGCTCGTTACTAATCATACATATGATGTAATTGGTTCTTATGTGCCTACGAAAGAAATGGGAGGTGGAAGTGGACTCAAATACGCTTCATCAACAATTATATATCTATCAAAAAAGAAGGAAAAGGATGGTACTGAGGTTGTTGGAAATATTATCAAATGTAAAACCCAAAAGTCAAGACTAACGAAAGAAAATTCTCAAGTTGAAACACGTTTGTATTATGATAAAGGTCTTGATAGGTACTATGGATTGCTAGAATTAGGTGAGAGGGGTGGACTATGGAAGAATGTAGCAGGTAGATATGAGATGAATGGTAAAAAAGTTTATGCTAAACAAATACTTAAAGATCCAGAAACATATTTCACTACTGAAGTGATGCAAGCACTTGATGAAATTGCTGCACAGGAGTTTCGTTATGGACATTAATCCTTTAGAGATTAAGTTAACGAACTTAATCAAACCTTGTGAAAGACTTATAGATTATATAAAAGTCTATGATGATATTTGTGATAAAGAAACCTGTGATGGAATTGTAGAATTGTTTGAATCACAGGAAGAACATCATTCATATATC